AGAACGCGTCTGTAGTAGCGGTTAGCGTTAAGTTGCAGGCGTCCGAGACCTTGTGCCTTACCTTCCGCGAATGGGTTTGCGACCATGCCGTAGCGGGTCTTAAATCCGATTTTTGGTTGGAAGGTGTTCTCGCCAACTGCGCGTACCATCTGCAGGGGTACATATGGGCAGTAGAAGATACCTGCGTCATAAGGTGAAGAACCCTTATAACCAACAACGTAATACTGATTAGCAGCAACGTTTGCAGAATATGGGTCAATGTAGACTCTGTACTTACCGTTCAGAGTACCAGCAAAGGTGTTGCCAGTGTCATCAACATTGAGGTTAGCATTAAGTGCTGGGGTGTAGTCCAGTACGCCTGCCATTGTGAGTGCGGAAGCAACGTCTGCGGAACACAGAATAACGTTGCCCTTCCCTCTACGAGTTCTTTGTGCGATTGCGTTAGCATCACGCTCGATTTGGAAGATAAGTCCTTTGAACTTCTCAACTGACCAGCGACCGTTGGAGTCAACGTCAAGGTCAAACTGACCAGCAGTTGCAGTGTTAGCAACAGCACCCTGTTCAGCAACCTTGTAGATGGTTCTGATAACTTCGCGGTTGATTTCAGCAAGGATCTCTGTGGAGAGAATGTTTGCCAGTTCCGCTTCAGCGTTCAGACCGTGGATTGCCTTAAGGTCTTGTGCCAGTTCCAAGGAATACTCTGCTTTCAGAGCTCTGGACTTAGCGGTTACGGTGACTTTCTCGATCGAGAATGCCATCTCGTTGAAGGCGTCATTGCCAGTACCGTTAAGGTTCTCGGCATCGCCTGTTGCCATACCCTGACCAGTGTTATATGGTGAAGGGTTGGTTGTTGCTGTACCAACTGGGTTCAGTGCGGATGGGTTGCTGCCAACCTGACCTGTAGTACCGAAACCGACTGCGATATCGCTATAACCACCGGTAAGATCAAGACCTGCGTCCTGACCAGAGAATGCGGAATTTGCTTCGTCGTAGAATGCCTCTGTACCACTCTGGTTGGTGTAGCGTGATCTCATTGCGAAGATCAGGCCAGTAGGACCACTCATTGGTTGTACGCCAGCCAGATCATAAGCGATCAGGTTGGGCATAGAGCGTCTGATCAATGAGATCAGTACGGGGTCGAAACCTGCGGTTGGACCAGCTGCTGCTGAGTCTGCGCCAAATCCACCGGATGCACCAGCTGCGTTAGATGCGTTGGTTGGGGTTTCTGCCAGGTATGAAGAACCTGAATCGAATGCTGATTGCTCCCTGAGGAACTGCTCTTGGTTTTCTAGCAGGACTGCGGTTACCGCTCTACGATGTGAATCCTTGATTTTATCAAGTCCATCATAATCGAGAAGTGGTGCCCACTTTTCCTGCAACTGTTCGGAATGGAACATTTGCTTTTTCTCCTAAAAGTTAGTTTGTTTTAATGTTAAATTCAGTTTGATTTTGCAACTGTGGACAGTGCTCTCAGATAAGAACTCATGTCTCTTGTATAGTTGGGCGATTCTTGAACCGACTCAACTCCCTCTGAAAGGGTTTCTGTCTTTGCCGCTTCTGGAGTTGCGACCTTAGAAGGGAAATACGATTCCTTCAGCGTCTCCAGTTTTTCACGATATGCGGTTTCACTTTCAAACCCAACACTTTCGGCAAGTGAGGCGAGCTTCTCTTTCTGAGTGACTGCAAGTCCCTCGGAAACTGTTTCAAGGATTCCATCAGCAACCGACTCTGCGAGACGCTTGTTAAGGGAAATATTTCTTTGAATCTGCTCGTTGAGTTTTATCTCCATTTCATCAAGTTTATCTACCATGTTGTGGAGTACATCATATTTTTCTTCAGGGATAGTTACATAATGTTCTTCAAAAAGACCCTTCATTCCTGCAAGGAATGATTCGGTCATCTCAGTTTTAATGCCGTTCTCAACGGCAAGTTCGTTCTCTGACAACCATTCGCCAGAGACGTACTCCAGATAAGAATCAACTCTTTCAGTGAGTTCACTCTTGGATGCCTCAATGGCCTCCTGTAGTTTTGCATCATACTGTGCTTCAAGTGCTTCTCTAATTTCAATAACTTTTGATTTTAGAGCAGCCTCAAAGATAGTCTTTGCTTTTTCTTTAAATTCCTCGGAGAGTTCTTCACCACCGAGGAGTGCGTTGACATCTTCTTCAACATCAACATTGTCGCTAATTTCTGGGATTTCATTAACGACATCCTCTTCGACTACTTCATCAACAATCTCTGGGGATTCTTCGATGACTTCATCTTCAGATTCTACTTCTTCAGTCTTGACTGGAGTTGCAGATGTACTTGCTGACATTGCTGCAGCTGCACCCTTATTTACAACATCCTTGACTGTTTTGATCTTTGGTTCTTTCAATTTAGCAGAATTGTCATCTGCTTTATAATTCTCGGGGGTTGGACCACCAAGATCTTCATATGAACCTGCTTGACCAGGAGTAGAAACTGGGGTTGCAGAATTTCCTGCAGACTCAGCTGGTTTTGCACCAGCATTCACTGCAGTTTTTGATGCTGCTACACCCGACTCCATCTCCTGTAAGTTACCACCAGACATTTGTTACTCTCCGATTGACCTGTTTATAACTATATTTATTTAGTAATTTATAGATTTACCAAGAAGTCATTGAAGAGTTCGATTTTCTTCTCATCAAGTTCTCTTGAGATTGTGAGTTGTTCAACTCTATTTTTGAGATTAGATACACTCTTCTCACGAAGAATGCTACCTTCCCAAACCCACTCTTTGCCTTCCATAATGCCTTCGACAAAAGCATCTGGTGCAGAGGGATCTGCAACAATGTCAGCAGCAGTAGCGAGCATAAAATCGTCCGCTACAATGTTGACGCCTTCATTGTTTTGCTTAAGTGAACCAATACCTCTTGAGGAAACTCCAAGTTTCACTCCCTCAGAGAGTAGTGATTCAGCGATCTTACCCATTGGGGTAGATAAAATCTTTGCTTTACCAATAAAATTGCTTCCATTCTCTTTGAGAGAAACAATCTTATGGGATACGCGATCCAAGTTTACGGTTGGACCGTCAGGGTGACCAAGTTCTCCAAGGGCACGACCTGAGTTAACATAACTCTCGTTATATCTACCAACTTCCCGGCGAAGAGTTTCCATAGGATACATTCTGCCATTGCGGTTTTTAATATTCCCCTGCAGGAATACTCCCTCAATGTAGAGTGATTTCTTGCCGTTCTTTCCTTCGGCAATGAAAACTTTTACTTCTTCGATTTCTTCTCTGATGAGTTTCATTGCTTTAATTAGGATGCTTGTACTTGTTGAATGTGAACTGTACCTGTGTTTGCTGCAGTTAAAACTGCAACTTTTATTGACTTTCTTAGAGTTCCAGTATTGGTTGACGCTAAGGTATCAGTCACAGATGCAGAGTCGTGATCAACTGTAATTCTAGTGCTGTAGTAACCACCGGTTGCTGCAGTATTATTGATATTAGTTACAATTTTATGAGTAAAATCAAAGTTTGATTGTCCAGCAACTGTAAGTGATACAGCATCTCCAACATTAAATGGAGATCCAGTGCCTTCGTGGAAATCAATAATTGTACTTGCGCCGGTTGTAATGCCAGCAACACCGTTAGATCTAACTGCACCCAAAGAGATAACCTCTGGATCAGTTGATGACACAAAGTAACTTTGACTCGTCGCTACAGGATTGGTCCCGATAGCAACGTGAACTCCCTCAGTCACCGCAACAACTCTAATCGAATCAGATTGCATAGCAATGGCGTCCGATTGAACTGAAGTTGTGCCAGAAGCAAAAGTTGTATTTACTCCTACTGGATTTAATGCTGACATTATTTTACTCAGGAACTAGTATTTCTATTTATTGTTCTTGTGAATACTCATCTTCAACCGCTGCCTCTTGGGAAGGGTCAAACATCTGAGATGCAACTTGTGGTCTTAGAGTACCAATTTTATCTGCAGATTTTGCATATAGAACGTCTTTAATCGCGTCACTAATTTGCGACGGACTCTCATCCGTGGCAATTAAGTTCATTAATTCTTCCATTTTAATTTCTAAAGAATCAGTTTTATTTATATATTTAGATCTCCATCGACTTTGGGATCTTTACTTCAGGTGCCTCAGTTGAGGAACCATCAGACTCTGGTTCCATAACTGGAGCACCTAAATCTCCACCAGAATCACTAGGTAAAGGTTCACCAGACACTGGATCAATAGGCATATTTGGATCAGGGATAATACCATCTTTGATTTCTTTTTCAATCTTTTTATTCTCTTCAATAATCTCACTATCAGTCTGGCGTAAGATATGGCGTCTAACGTAATCCTGAGAGTAATACCTACCAATATAAGGTTCAGCAGTAGCAAGGAGATTGAGCCTTTCGGTCATCAATTCTGCTTCTTTAAGTTCAGTGAAGTGATTGTCATACAAGAAGTCATATTGAATATGCTCCTCCATTACATCCCAATCTTCAAGAGTAATGATGTTCTTGAGAAGCAACTGAGTCTTCAGCATATCTTGGAACATGAATGAGAATCTCTTTCTCAAACGTCCAACAAACTTACTGAACTTAACCTCGTCTCTCAGAATCTCTGATGAACGACCAAGATTAAATCCACCATCTCCACCGATTCTACTCTCGGGGATGTTGAGTGACTTATAAAGTTTCTTCAGGAAGTACTGGATATCAGAAATTTCTCCAAGGTTTTGTCCACCTGGCAGAGTAGTAATCTCTGTACCACGACCACCTTCACGGCGAGGGAGCCAGAAATCTTCCATCATACTCATCATTTTATTGTCATCACGGAGTTCACCGGTCTGAGCATTATAGACAAGTTTATTACGATAACGATTCATAACGTCACGCAGATATTGTTCTGACTTAACCTTGGGTAGATTACCAACATCAATATAGAAAATTCTACGTTCTGGTGCTCTGGATAATCTATAGATGACCAGAGAATCCTCAATCATTCTAAGTTGATTGAGTGATTTGATTGCCTTATGTAAATAAGACAATACAAGTCCTTTGTTTCTATCAACCAAACCAGAGGTGCAATATGTAATTGCATCTTTGGTAAATTTTACACTCTCATGCTTACTATTTGTAACATAAGAGAAATCACCTTGACCCGTGGTGCTGGTTGGTGTATATAAGAAGTACTCCTCAATCTCTGGATAATCATATCTCATAGGAGTATTAGGATTAGTATAACCCCTCAAAGAAGGACCTTTTGCTGGATTGACAGCACTTTGAATTGAAGTTTTATCCCCTTGGTCTTTGAGTTTACGAATATAACGCATCTTCAATGCGTCAATGTAACGCAACTCTTGAATACCCTCATTGGGTCTCTTTAAGTCGATTACTTTATGATAGTAGAGTCTACCATCAACGTACCAGTTGCGATATATCTCGTGTGCCTTTCTATCAAAATCTAAAAGTTCAAGGATTAACTTGAATTCTTTTCGGATAATCTTTTTTATACCTTCGCTTGCATTAAGGTTTGACAGTTCAATCTGTACAGGACTGTCATATGTATCAGAAACAATTGCTTCATTTACAACATCTTCGATAGCACTATCCACTTCTGGGTGTAGTGACATCTCTCGATATCTACGAATGAGTTCTGACTCATTCTTGTAGACTCCTTCCAAGTCTAAATATGAACCATAAAATCCAGCGCCTGAAGAGGCATAATAATCAACCCCGTCCGCTTCATTGGGCGGTACGGGGGACTGATTATTAGTGGGGTCATTATCCCCCTCAATTGAAAAACCAAATAATCTAGATGCCATTATTCCAGTAGAGCAGTAGTCTTCTTACTGCTCTATTTATAGAATCAAATTAAGCGATGATTTGACCAGTCTCGTCACCTTCTCCAGCGGACCAATACTGGACCTGGAATTCAACGGTGAATTCTTCAATGGTGTCGCCAGTGTCGTATGACAGGTCTACCTGTGATACGTTTGTTGGGAACACATCGAAGAAGCGATATG